AAAAAAGAAAGAACTCTTAGTTGTGGACGACCCCTGTCTCGCGCAGTAAGGTTGCGAACCCTGCTGTATACGAAGAATGGGTTCCAGCAGACAAAACCCAAACCCGGTGCCTATTTAGGGGAGCACCAAAGCCCTAGGGCTAGAGCGGCGCAAGTCACGTGTCGCATTCCCACGACACCCGGCTCGACCCCTCACGGGGCCGAACGCCCGGCCCACCCTACCACCCGCTTCCGAAACGCAGGAAGCTTTAATGCCCTGTCAAGGCCAGGCTTCAAGAGGGTTACGGGGGTCAGGCAACAACAAGCGGTCGCCCTGCGGACGCAGCCTTCGGTTAACACCGCACGCAAACGGACCCAAGTGCAAACGACGAGTGCCCAACGTGGACCTACTAGCCACACCGGTAGTGACGGCAACCGCTCCGCTCTACAATCGGGCATCCCACCAGGTCTCATAGAGACCAGGGGGGGCTCCGAACCACTGGGACGCTATCGGCATTTCCACAACCTCCTTAGGAAAACCGACAACCGCAGGCTGCTTCTCCCAAAGCAGCTGCTCCTCTGGTGACAAGCCAAAGGCCAGTTCGAAGCTACGTCTACAGTCTCCTGTAGGCGCAATGACATCCGTCAACAAAGCCTGTCGGGCTCCGACATGATAATAGTCGGACAGCGACTGGTCCGGCAGCCGCTTTGTAAAGAAGCCCACACATGAGAGGACTGAAACAGCGTAGGCCTGCAAGACAGGTATTCCGCGTGCAAGCCAAAGCTCACAACGAAACACCCCGCTAAGCCAACGCTTTGCAAAAAGCGGTTCCCTAAGCCACCGGTGACTAGCACCGGCACCAGAGAGAACAGCCCAGGGTTCCCTGACCATGGTCCAGCCCAAACCATGGCCAAGGAACACAGGTGCAGAACGCCCAAAACGGACGTGTTCCAGTACGGAAACAGGCTTTTCTAGCGTCATCTCATGTCCAGATCCCCGCAGCACATTGGCATTGAAATCCCGTAACAACTCGGCCAAATCACCACGCGAGCAAAACACAAGGGCATTATCACCGTCTACAAGTATGTCAAACTTGCAGCCGGTACCCTTGAGCACGGAGACGACAGCAGCCAGCATGAGCAACGAATTGCCCATACCGGTGTTGTAATCCCCACTCGCGCGGCCACCCGGTCGAGAGAACCTCAAGCCATGCGAAGTAGTACCAGTGAAGCGCTGGTACGACAAAACACGCTGCAAATCCGCACAGCCCGCAAAAGCCGCGAGATAGACAGAATGTTCAGCAGCGACCTGTCCAGTGGTGACGTGGGCCTCGAAAGCCTTTCCGTCAACCTCAAACACAGTGCACTCCTTAAACTGATCAAACTTACGCTTAATCAAATTGGCCCTTTGTCTTTGAGACAGACCCTTAGCCACAACCCTGGTATTAGTACCACCGAAAACCCTACGAGCCGTGAGACGACCCCACAGCCAACTTTCAAAGGGTTTAAGCCAAGAAGCGAGCACAAGGTTGTACCTAGGTGACCTGGGAAAAATCATCCTAGGCTTGGCATCCTTTGCCGCTGTAGTCTTCTCGGCCTTCAGAAAGGAGCGCAGCACAGCATCCCGACGAGAGAAGCTGTCAAAACGCAAAGACCTTTCAGCATCGAGGTAACGACGACGCATTGAACCAGTATACGATAACGCCGTCTCCAGGAGTGTCCATCGTTTGCCCCCATAACACCGCGCAACATCCTTGATGCGACGAATCACAGCAAGGAAGTCGCCGCCAACGGGTGAGTCAGCGGGCACTGGCAAAGGACACAGAGACCTCTTCAGCAAACCAGAGATCTCGTTGTGGATGCAGTTAGCATGCACGCCCGGCACCCACGTGCCTGGCATACCGGACCTGCAAGCTACCCTCATCGTCCGCTTCTGAGTGCCGCAAACAAACGGCACATCGCCACGGGCCGTCAGGGAACAGCCCGCTGCTATCGGTCCCAGTTGTACTTCACCACAACAAGTCCCGTAGCTGGCGACAGGCCCCCCTCAAGAGGAAGACCACCAGTAGCGCGAGGTGCGACCCTGGAAGAGCCCCTCGGAAGCATAAAGCTCCCTTGGGGACACCTGCCAAACCAAATGGATAGCTGAAGACACCGCCACCCAAGTGTCGGACTCAGAAAGACCGACCATCTTACACCAGTCACGGGCTCGAACCGTGAGAGCAGGTACAAGAAGGGCATCACGCTTCCTGAAAAGCGCATAGGTCGCAAGCCGATTGTGGAGCTCAGGGAACACCACCTCCCTTGAGCCGTCAGGTAACTCAAGAACCAGATAGCCGACAACACCCGGCGTCTGGGGAGCCCCACTTTCGGCACGGACGGACCCTCCTCCCAGGATCCTTGCCCCGTATGGAAACCGCTCAAGAATCGAAGCAGCTGTGGCGTTCCCTTCATGAGTGATGAGGTCTGGTGTCCACCGACCACTCAAAAATTTCCCGACACAGCCCAACTCCAAGCCCAAAGCAGCCTCCATGCGACGTACCCAAACGGCACGTCTACGGGGCCTGACCATAACGGTCGAGAGCGGCACAAAAGTGTCCTGACCCTCAATCCCCTCGCCGGTGAATTGTCCACATTCATCGGCTGTGACTCCCCTAGAGGAGACACCAACGGGAGGCGGGGGACCCTCCCGTGGCCGTAAGAACCTGCTGGCCCCGACCCAGGCCGTATACAAAACAGCAACAGCAAGAAGAGGAAACCTAGCTGTTGACATTAAGGCAGTGG